TTAATGAGTATGCTTCTTGTTTTGTTGGAACTGATTTTATTGCATTTGGTGTTACGCTTTCAGGTTCTAATTTGATAATTAGAGGTTCTCCAAGTGGATTAGATGTATCTACAAATGCAACTGTAAATATTATATCATTTGCAGATATTGGAATTTATAATGCAATTTAATAGTTGATATTTTATTTTTTTAATGTATAATTTTATATGAGAGGTTTATTGTATGGGATGTGGATGTAATAAAAATAAAAAAGAAATTAAACCAGAAAATGCTCCTAAAGAGTTAAAGAATATTATTAGAACTAGATTAGGAATGGTTGCTAGTTTTGCCAAAGCTGTTGCTTCTCGTGGAGTTACCAACAAAAAAATAGAATTACCGGTTAAGCAATTGCGAGTATTAAGTTGTTTTGGTAATGAACAATACGGTGGGGAATTGCCTTCTTGTCAGCATTTAAAAGAAAGTCAAACTCCAGGAAAGCACTATTGTGGTGGTTGTGGTTGTGGAGATAAACCCAGAACTTGGCTTATAGGAAATTCAACAGAATACAGTAAATTAGATTATCCTGCCTTGAATTGCCCCCTAAAAATGCCTGGATTCTCTAATTACGAACCCAGTAGTCTGGAAGAACAAAGTGAACCAATAAGTAGAAAATATTATATCGAAACGGTAGATTACTTCGAGATTAATAAAATACAAACCACCACAAATGAGCCCCCTGCTACATTACAATAAACTTTAAATTTTAAATTGCCATAAATATAATTAGAAATTATGGCAACACCAAATTCCAGAGAAACCTTAATACAATATTGTCTTCGGCAGCTGGGTGCCCCAGTTGTTGATATAAATGTAGATTGGCAACAATGCGAAGATCGTTTAGATGACGCTCTTCAATACTTCACAGAACGCCATTTTGACGGTGTAGAAAAAGTATTTTTTAAGCATCAGCTAACAGCCCAAGACATACAAAATCAGTATATTTCTACTGATGACATTGGACCACCAAATGGCATAGATGGTCCTACTGGCCGTCAAATAGTATCAATTGTTAGAGTTCTTCAATTTGGTCCGTTTGCAAACATTAATATGTTTGATATTCGTTATCAGTTGGCTCTAACAGATTACTTTGGTATAAACAGAAATCTTAGTGGTACTTATTCTATGGGTCTTGCATCTTATGATGCAACTAAACGATACATTAAGCTGATTGAAGATCTTTTCCAACCAGAAAAGGCTGTAGTATTCAGTAAAGTAACAAATAAATTACATCTGAACATGAATTGGAATGATGAAGCAAAGCCTGGTGATTACATTATGATTGAGGCGTATGCTGCACTAGATCCAGAACAATACACAGAAATATTTAATGATCGTTATCTTAAACGATATTTAACCGCATTAATTAAAAAACAATGGGGAGCTAACATGTCTAAGTTTGATGGTGTTGCTCTTCCTGGTGGTGTTACATTAAGAGGTTCTCAGATATTTGCAGAAGCAATGGCAGAAATTGCTCAGATAGAACAAGATATACTTCGTAGTTACGAACTACCTGTTAATTTCATGATGGGATAATATGGCTGTCAATCCTTATTTTAAAGATTATTCTGGCGAACAAGACATTGTTGAAGATCTAACCATAGAAATGATCAAAACAATGGGCCGAGACATGGTGTATATTCCTAGAGATATTGGAAATTTAGACCAAATTTTTGGTGAAGGAAATCAAGTTAGTTTTGAAACAGGTATTCCGTTAGAAATGTATATAGATTCGGTTTCGGGATTTCCAGGACAGGGAGACATTTCTAGTAAGTTTGGTATTGAAATTAAAGATAATATGTATTTAACGGTTTCTAGAAAGCGCTTTACTCAAGAAGTACAAACTAGATTACCAGCTATAACTAGGCCCAGAGAAGGAGATCTTGTTTATTTTCCTTTAGCAAAAGCGATATTTGAAATTAATTTCGTAGAACACGAAAATCCGTTTTATCAATTAGGTAAATTGTATTCATATCAATTAACGTGTGAACTATTCTCTTATGATCGTGAAGAATTTAATACAGGAAATACTGATCTTGATAATATTGAAGAAGAAAAACTAGGTCTTACTGGAGAAAACGATATATTCCAAAATGAAGATCAAAATGTATTTGATTTCACCGAAACTGATCCATTCTCAGAAGGCAACTACTAATGTTTAATTATTATAATAATGAAACTATAAGAAAATTAGTTATTGCTTTTGGTTCATTGTTTAACAGCATTAATATCAGACAAATAAACGCAAATGGATCTTTTCGAACAAGCGTTATTCCTTTAACTTACGGTCCTAAAGAAAAATTCATTAAAAGAATAACTCAATCAAGTTCTATTAGTGATACAACTCGTGTTCAATTCACTATACCACAACTCGCATTTGAAATGACTGGTATGCAATACGATGCTTCTAGACATTTCAATAAATTAAATAAAAAAGCAATTACTGGAGTAACCGGAGCAACTTTTGCTTACGCTGAAGTTCCTTATAATTTTGCTTTTAGTCTTTACGCATACACCAGAAATATTGAAGAAAATCTCCAAATAATGGAGCAAATATTGCCTCAATTTTCCCCTGAATTTATAGTAACTATTAATTTTAATAATTTATATCAAAAAATTGATGTTCCTATATTTTTAAGTGCAACAGGGTTAACTGAAGAATATGAGGGTGATTTTAGTACTAGAAGATTGGTAGTAAGTACTTATCAATTTATCGCTAAATCTTACGTTTACGGTGAGATTAAACAAGGACCGGATGTTAGAGATATTAATTTCAGTATATTGGATGAAATATAATAATGTTACATACTCCAAAAATAACACCAGGAGGATCTACTGCAATATCTCCAGTGATCTGGTTTGCTGGAGTCACTGGTGCAACATTTGATGAAACTCTAACAAATTACACAGGCCCTGTTCATGACCTTTATACTTTTACTTACGGTTATGATGAAACTCTAGAAAAAAGCCATCCCAACGCAAGTGCAGCAAGAATACCAAGAGGAAATTATTATGTTCCTCAAAGTTGGAATGAAAATAATTTTATTCTTAAACATGCAGGAAAAACTGCTTTTACTCCTTTTAGTGTTACTACTGGTTGGTTTTTTCAGTATGGTCCAGAATACGAGTTTGGTTTAGAATCATACTCTGCTACTAGTGATGCTTTAATCACATATCAAGTTAGAAATATTGGTCCTTTATATTTTTCTAGTGGAATAGCAGGAATAGGTCCTCGTTGGGTTCTGGTTGCACCAGATGTAGTAATGTCGATGGAACATTTTACTGGTTCTGCAAGCAACCGATCACCATCAACAACAATTAATTTTATAGGATCAGACGGAATAAAAAGAGGTTATACTTTAGAAGTATCACCACACGGTAATGGAACTACTGCAAATTGTATTATTTGTCAGACTAGCGTTTATCAGAATTATGATTCAGATTTTTCATCTAGTAGTAATGATTTAATTTTTTGTAAGTTAAGTTCTGAAGTACATTCGTCTATAAAACCAATAATATTTTTAAATCCATACACAAAAAAAGAAAAATTCATAACAGAAAGTGTTTTAAATAAAATACCTTATTTAACTATAAATCGATGTAGAACTATAGGTTATTTAAATTCTAGATTTGCTGCTAGTTATTATAACCAAATACAATATATTGATAACAATCCAATATATTATTCAAATATAAATGAAACAGCAAAAAGTGATAATTTTTATAAAATATTAACTACATTTTTAACACATACTAATAGTTCTCAAAAACAATTTTTAAATAAATCTTTTATACAGATAGACAGTGAATCTGATCTGGTTACAGAATTAAATTTTGATATTTTTGATTATATAAAATATTGTAAAATCCCTGATTTTTATCTAACTAATTTAAAATACGAAAACACATTAGTTAGAACTCCAATTCATAACGCAGATTCTACCACACCTCAGTTTATACTAGCAGATAATCAAAACGAATATAGACCAGTATTGGTATCATTATATGGCTCTGGTGGTTCAGCTATAAATTTATGGGGAGATATGGGAAATGTGATAGAAGATGGAGTTTTGCCTGTTTTAGGATCTAATTATTCTTCAGTAGAAAGATTAAAAACTTCATTTATTAATTCAGATGCAGTTTTTTATGATAAATCTATAAAAAAACCTTTTGGTGTGGATTCTTCAGTTTTCTTTTTTCCTGCTCCCAAATCTGCTGAAACTGATGATATTACTATTTGTGCTATTGATGATTTGCCTAGTCCTAATTTAGCTAAAATGAAAGGGTTGCCACCATTTTATTATTCAGAAACAGACGATTTATATAAAGGATTTACTAACACAGCAATAAATCCATATTACTCTAATATTCCCGGAATGTCTGATTATGGTACTATTTCTTCAGCATATACTTTTGATGAGTATACTTTAGAAATGTTTAATGAAATAAAATCTAAGTTAGAATTAAAATTTAATTTTTCAGAACAATCTGATTTATTTTTACAAACAGATAAAAAATATATTTTTGCTTTTAGTGGTAATGATACGCTTTATAATAGATCAGACATAACACAATCAGGAATAACTCATATAAAATATGATGATTATGCTGATTGGATATCTCTTGTTATTTTAGGTGTTGTGCCTTCTGGTTTATCTCATGCAATACGTTTTGATGGGATTAAAAATTCTTTAAAAACTGCTCCTATAAATTATTATCTGAGCTCAAATTCCACTTCAATAGACACACAATATTTAATAAGCAATAGATTAAAAAAATTAAAACAATCAACAGAATTTCCTTATTTTTATGGTCCATTTGTTAATCTAACAAATATTAATTCTTATTTTAACACTAATTACAATAATTTTGAATCACAATTACAATCTATAACTTCTTCTGGTTATCCTTTATTAAGATATAATCAACCTACTCCGTATACCCGGAATATATTACCGTATCCTTCAGGATTTAATAATAATTACAGGCAAATTACAAGCACTGAAGAAACGCCAGAAAGAAACCATTATATTTTTGACAGTTCTGGTTTAACAGGAACGATATATTTACATGCAGTAAAAAATAACGAAATTACAGCAACTATGCCTATTCATTTTGAACGAAATATTAGTAATTTGCTTTTATCTTCTAGAATTAATATTCTAGGTTCTACTGCTTACTATGAAATAAGTAAGTTTAAAGAAACACACATGGAGTATTTGGGTGGCACATATCCACCAGGAATAACCGTAACGGGATTCACTTTTGAATGGAATAAAGAAATTACGGATTATATACCGTCAAATAAAATACAAATAAGCGGTAATAACTATTCTATCTATTCTGATGGTCAAGAAAAAACAGAAATGCCTGTTGTTACCACAGCAATAACCGGATCTTCTATTATTAGTTTTGGTATAACTGCATAAATAAATGTATGGAATCTTCTGATATTATTTCTCAAAATTTAGGTATTGATTTTAAAGGCACAGAATCTCCTATAGTTAAAAAATCAGACAATTCTGGAATTAGTCTGGATGCAGATTTTAATTATGTTCGTGATAATATTAAAACGCTTATAAACAATGGCTCTGATGCTGTAGAAGAAATACTGAAAGTAGCAAAGGCTGGAGACTCGCCTAGAGCATACGAAGTTCTTGGTCAGCTTCTTAAAACTGTTTCTGAAATGAATAAAGATCTTATTGATTTGTATCAGAAAACTAAAACAGCAAAGAAAGAAGACATTAAAGTTAATCACACAACAAATAATTCTATCTACGTTGGTTCAACAAGTGAACTGCAAGATCTTATAAACACTGATCGTAGCAGAAGAAAAGCTTTAGACAGTCAAAATTTTTTAGATAATAACAATGGGATATAAAAAGAAAACAGGCTATCTGGGTAATCCGAATCTTAAAGAAGTCGGAACTCAGATAGAGTTTACAAAAGAACAAGTTGAAGAGTATATTAAATGCTCTAACGATCCTGTTTATTTCATCAAAAAATATATTAAAATTGTCACGCTAGATAAAGGGTTAGAACCTTTCGAGCTTTACGATTATCAAGAAAATATTGTTAATACTATTCAAAATAATCGTTATGTTATAGCAAAGCTTCCCCGTCAAAACGGCAAAAGCACCACGACTGTTGCGTGGATGGTTCATTATCTCGTTTTTAATCAGAACGTAAATATTGCTATTTTAGCTAACAAGTTAAAAACAGCAATGGAAATCATGAAGCGATTAAAAGAAGCTTACGAATATCTTCCTAAGTGGCTTCAGCACGGTGTTGTAGAATGGAATAAAACTTCTATTGCATTAGAAAATGGTTCTCGGATAATGGCTTCTGCTACTTCTGCGTCTGCTGTTCGTGGTGGTTCATTTAATTGTATTTCTGGAGACAGTATTATTACAGTGAAGGATAACTTTTTAAACACAATAATAAACACCACTATACAAGATTTTTATTCTAACTTGTCTAGAAATAGTGATAATTATAAATATTATTATGGATATGATAGACAACAAATACAAGAAATGGTATTTTTCTCTGATGAAAAAAGGAATGAACAGAGAAAAAATAACAGAAATTTCAGAAAAACATCATATAATACCAAAATCTTTGGGAGGAAAAAATTCAAAAAACAATTTGGTCTATTTGACTTTAAGAGAACATTTATTGGCACATCGTCTTCTTCCTCGTTTTTTGACAGGAATAAGCAAAGCAAAAATGCACCATGCTTATTATCGAATGATACATGGGAGACAAGGGAAATATGTTTTATTAAATCCTATGGTATTGTTAGAAGCTCAAAAGAATTATTCAGAAGCGAGAAAAATCATGAGAACTGGTACAAAACATTCAGAGAAAACAAAACAAAAAATATCAAAATCAAACAAAGGCAAAATATTATCAGAGGAAACGAAAATCAAAATCAGCAAAGCAAATGCTGGTCGTTTAGTTGGTGTAAAAAAACCAAAAGGATTTGGCCAAATAATATCTCAAAAACTTACTGGGAAAAAGAAAACGAAAGAACATTCAGACAAAATAAACAAGAATCCAATAAAAATAATGAAAACTGCATTAAAACACCGGGGAATGAAAAGATCAGAAGAAGCAAAAGAAAAAATGAGAAAAGCCGCTTTATTGAGAATAGAAAAGAATGGGGGTCCGTGGAACAAAGGAAAGAAACTAATAGATGGGAAATACTTACCAAAAACGGATTCAAACCATTTAAAGGAATATCAAAAACCTTTAATCAATTAACTATAAAATTAACATTAACAAATGGTAACATTCTTATTTGTACTCCCGATCATAAAATAGGAACTACAGATGGATTTATTTCTGCAGAAAATTTAACCGAACAGCATAAAATAATTTGTAATAATAGTTTAGCTCAAATACTAGAAAAGAAAAAAAATAAAAATACAAATGTTTATGATTTATTAGAAGTAGAAACGGTTCATTCGTTTTATGCTAATAATATTTTGGTTCATAATTGCATTTTCCTTGATGAGTTTGCCCACGTTCCTTCTAATGTTGCTGATGAATTTTTTAGCTCTGTATATCCAACTATTACTTCGGGCAATACAACTAAAGTTATTATCGTGTCTACTCCTAACGGCCTTAACATGTTTTACAGTTTATGGCAGGGAGCTAACAGAACTCCCGGAGAAGAAGGAAAAAACGAATACATTCCTATAGAAGTGCATTGGAGTCAGGTTCCTCTTTATCCCGGAGGCCCTTTACGAGATCAAAAATGGAAAGAACGAACAATAAAGCAGTTAGGTGGTGGTTCTGGAGGAGAACAAAAGTTTAGAAGCGAATACGATTGTGATTTTATTGGATCTTCTAACACCCTTATTTCTACATCTAAACTTCACGTATTATCACCCAAAAGACCAATAACTGTTACTAAAGAAGGACTTTGGATATACGAAGAACCTAAAGATAACCGTGCTTACGTTATCACTGTGGATACTTCTAGAGGCCAAGGTAAAGATTACAGTGCTGCAGTAGTTTTTGATATAACTGAAGCACCATATAAAATTGTAGCAAAATACCGAAATAATATTATTTCTCCCATGCTTTTTCCTACAATTCTTGCTGCTTTAGGTAAAAAATACGGAAACGCTTACATGTTAGTGGAAGTTAATGATATTGGAGGCCAAGTTGCAGACATTTTACATTATGACTTAGAATACGACAATCTGTTAATGAGTATGAATAAAGGACGTTCTGGTATGGTTTTAAACGG